GAAAGAATAGTTCCTATAGAATTTGAAGGGCATACTATAGGGAATCTTCGTGCCGATTTAATTTTAAATAACAAAACCGTTATCGAACTTAAATCGGTTAAAAACATGACCGAAGTTATGGTCACACAGGCGCAAAACTACCTACGTTTAACGGGGTTTCCGGAAGCGTACCTTATCAATTTTCCCACGACACTCAATGTCGAGTTAGAAGTTAGGTACATTACTCTAGGTTAGGTTTCTTTTACGACGATTGTATGAATTTTTCCACATTATAAAGTTAACATTTGAACCTCCTTTATTAGTGTGAAAAATTCGTGCACCTTGTCTATACACCGTGTTTAATTGTGAAAGTGTTGTTGCATTTTTGAGTTTTTGTTCCCATAAATTTCGTTCCGTTATATTACCAGTTTCGTTAAATCGAAGCGGTGATCTTTGTGGTAAAGACTTTTGTGACATGGTTCTTTCGCGTTTAGGAGTTCTCGTTTTTCCAGACTGTTCTTTCTTACGTCTATCTTTCATGGTAGATTCTTTTATTTTCGCTTGACTGAGTTTCATAATAAGCGGGTTTAGTTTTCGAAACCTATTGGAATCTGTAAGTTTATTGTTTATTCGAATAGCATTAATTTTTCTTTCAATATTTTTTATATCAGTCTGATGTTTTTTAATACTTTCGTTGGTAGATACCATTATTATAATACACATATAAAAATTATGGTAAAGAAGGTGTGATTGTTTTATCATTTTGTTCTATTTGGTTCATGTAATACATGAATGGTATCATTTGGTATATTTTTTTCCACTCACTTTTGGACTCTTCGTAATACGTTTTGGGGTCTTTAAGACCTTCTTTTATAATTTCGTTTATCTTTTCCGTGTAGAATCTGATTTCCTCTAAACAGAAATTGTAATAAGGATCGTTCATTACCTATTTTAAAACGCGTTTCTTTAAATATTTAAATGGTCGCTATATACTCCCATTGTAGAGTTTTGCATATTTTGCACCATATAAGATCCTGGTGATACAATTTTTCCTTTGATTTGAGTAGAGGAAAATATTTGAGGTACTTATCTTCACTTAGAAGTTCACAAAATTTATATAATACGTACGAGTAACTCAAAAAGTTTTTACGTTCACTTGGGCAGTTATCATCGAATGGTTTTTGTATATCTTTGAACATAATACGTAACCGTTCTTCGAGTTCTTGTGGCATTTTCGGGGGTGATATACCACTAAGTATATTTGTAATATACGGAACGTGTTCGTAATATTTGTTAAGTTTTAGTTTTTTTAACAAATTCCTAACTCGCGCATGTGTTATTTCTTCCACATTTTTAATTTTAATTTTCTTCAATTCATTTTTTAATTGATCGATAACATCTGTAGGAATATTAGTAGTTTCTTGTGCTTGAAACTGTGATAACCATTCGTTAAAATGATTTTCACGTTTATACGAATAATTTACTACCTTTTCAGATGTTTCCTGTTCTTCGCGGTAAGTTAACTCTTCACTAATTATATTTGCTACTATCAAACCACACGTTTCGCAGACAAGATCACCTGTATTTGTAAAATGAAATAGAATACTATCAACACAGTTTGGACATTTCTCGGGTTTTTTAACTATGGGTCGATCTACAATAACATTTTCAACTTCAGCTAGGTAATCCGTAAATATATCCTTCCTTTGTAAACCAGCTGTTTCTTTACAGTTGAAAATATTATCAGTTGATACATCCTTTTCTATATCATCTGTATACTGATTCATGTAAGGTAAACATTTCATTATGTAATTAGACATATCGGTTTCATACTTAGATTTATTATCAGGATCATCTTCTATTTTCTTTTTCCATGTTTCAAGCTTGTTGTTATATCGGCTTAAAAAATTACCTTCCATATAATAACTAAATATAATGTTTGTTAAACTTTTAAGTGACGTTATAATATGGGTGTATGATAAAATTAAATTCGTGGTATCTAAACCGGATTATAAAATAATTGATCAGTCTATGGAATATGTAATTAATAATGATATAATACCAGAAGAGGTTAATGATTTATGGGTAGATGAACAGAATGAGTGGGATGGAGAAACTGAGACTTTTTATAAAAATCTAAACGGTATAGATTATAATAATTCTAACATTCCGGAAAATGTAACTCATGTTATTTTACGTATTAAATACTGGTATAACGATAAAATGTATAAATACTTAACAAACGATTTAAATAATAAATGGCCGCCACAAAATACTAACGGTATTATATTTAACATACCAATCGTAAGTGCACTTTTGCTCGATTCGGATGATAAACCAGTAAAGGATTTACTTAATAAAATAAGAAGATACGCTGGACCTAGAGGTAATTTTCACGGTGAAAAGGTTAAAATAAGTGACATGTTATATTATGATGATGAAACGCTTGAATTAGAATACCCTAGCATTAAGATAAAAAATGCGATAGGTATGGTTAAAAAGGTAAGTACTGTTGATGGTTATATTACAGATCTTCAGATACCTTAGTTGCTAGATAAAAATTCAATTCACCTAAATTGGCAACATTATATTTTAGTATAAGAAACCTGTTTTGTTCCTCTTGCATTATTTGTACAGTTGAGCACATACTCGTAGCTTTTGTAAATATATTCATGTATCTAAGGGAATACTTACCTGATATTTTAGGACTTTCTTCGCTACATTCTATACTAGTTTCCTGATTTGCAAAGTCGCCCGAACAATAAAGTTTTAGTTTTTTATCCTCCCTTGTTATTTCTATATCATTACCAATATTATACATATCCCTACATATTCTTTGGAAATCTGCGGATAACATAGGAGTTATAGTTGTCATTTTCATTTTAGGTACTTCAATTTGATTTTCATTTATGTCTAGTAATTTTAGAGCAAATTTTGTAGATGTCTTTTTGATTTCGCTAAATATTTCTATATTCATGTATTCTTTCGTGTCTATATTGATAATGAGAACGTCGCTATTTGATATAGATTTAAGAAGCTTAAACGTATTTGAAACATTTACACCAGCAATTATTTCAGATTCGCAATTATATTCTTCAAAGTTATCCGATGCTAGATACATATCTACAAGTGATGTTCTTGCTGTATCTAAAGTTACTATATACATTCCATCTGGTTTAAAGTATATGTTAACGTCGTTTAATATATCCTTAAGAACTTCAAAAGTTGATTTTATAGCTGAAGCCTGTACTGTTGCTAACTTCATTTATAATAAATTGTATTAATTCTTTAATTATTGTTTAGTATGCGCATTATAGGCGTCATTTACACTTCTACTTATCTTTTCTTCAAGTTCAACTGTCATGGGTGGTTGTAAAGAAACACCATAATTATCTATTCCAAACATATCATCTATACCCTCACCTTCTAAAGTTGTCATAGCACACGTTCCGAAACCTGCCATTTCAATTTCTTTTACTGGCAATAGAGACTCAAGCCAGTTTTTTATTTCGTTACCTACAAGTAGTTTTCCATTCTTTGTAAGCATGGTTGGTACTCTACTAATTTTATTTTTGAATTGAGGAGGTATACCCAATTTATTAATATTGTGGTAACTAACAATTTGTTTTAAATTCTCATTTTTTTGAATATAATCAATTATATCTAAACTATGATTACATTGAGGACTGTATATTAAAAGAGACATTTTAAAATAATAACTTATAATAATTTTGTAATAATTTCACAAATAAAATAAAATAAAATTTAATAATAAGATGAACAAAATCGTTATAACATTACTGATAATATTTGTTATATATTCACTGACCAGGCGAGAGAAGTTCACTAACACACCCCCTGATGAATTAAACGATGAAGATATAGACTTATCCGGGTATGAAAAAAGTGATATATCTATTTCACATGATCTTATTCAGGAAATCATATTACGAACAAATGAACAGGTTTCGAAGAGAACTGGTTTATGTACGTATATAATAGAAACTGTAAATTCTGATATATATGAAAATAAAGACCCTGAAAATCCAGGTAAAATCTTTAAGGGTATGTTTATGGTAGTTAAGTATGGAAAAGGTGGTTTTGATTTTGGATTTATCGTTTCTGCCGTTATACGTATTATAAATATGGGACCGCGGTACGATATTAATGAACTGGAAGATGAAAATGATATAGAAATGGAGAAGGATTTAATTGAAGTCATAGAAAAAATGGAAAATAAAACATTAAGAACGGAAATTGAAGATGCTCGTCTGAAAAAATTCAAGAGAAAATATGCCCAGTTTCAAAATATGAAAAAGGAATTAGTTAACGAAAAACCATCGGTTGTGATATTAAGTTTGCGTACACATCCTATTAATATAAATAAACCTGATAACGAAGGTATTTTTACTAATAATATATCACCAAGAGAGTTTGAAGATTATTCGCTTATAAGAGAAAGTGAAATATCTTACATAAAAAATAATACTAATTACCTTGTTGAAAAAGAAATACAAAATTATCAAGATGCGTATGGTAAACCTAAAAATGTTCCAATAGTAACATAGATGATCACTATAGATGAAATTTCTAAGATAGCTGATAAACGTAAACGACTAAAAAAGGAGACGTATATAAAATTATATGAACAGATATCTAAAAAAATACGCCAATCCGTTGAACTTGGTAATAAATATGTATTTGTCCAAATACCATCTTTTGTTATGGGGTATCCACATTTCGACAGGAGAAAAGCTACTGATTATTTAATAAGACAATTTCAAATTAGTGGATTCATGGTTCAAAGTGTGGGTGAATTTGAAATATGTATATCCTGGCGTGCTAAAAAGGTTGAAAAACATATAGAGGAAAAACCAGAAGAAGATTTTGAAGATTTTCCTACACTCGTGAACTTGAAAAAGACTGCAAATAAATACAGGGGGGCGCGATAATAACGTCTCATAAAAAAACCCACTTTATCATAAATGGATAACCTTAACATATTAGTTGAAGCTAAAAGAGAATACCTCGGTCAACTTTGTTTACTGATGTGTCCAGTTATGATTGAGACTTTTGATGAAATGTATGAAGAAGCATATAAACTTTCCAAAGGAAGAAAAGTACTTATTATGTACCAAAAACTTTTAAAGGAAGTTCCCAATTGGAGTGATGCAATGTCTAAACAACACTCTGATAATATAGCGAATAGGTGTGCATGGTTTAATGATTTATTAGCAGCCGTTTTCGTGAGTTGTGTTAAAATATTATCGGCTGTTCGTTTGAGCAAAGATAATAAAAAGATTTCTCTTAAACTTCCAACTAATGAAGTTTTTATACAAATGTGTCATAACAAGGTCGCGGAATCTTTGTATAATGATCCTTATATATACCATGAAGCACAAAATGAATATTCTCGAAACGATAAATTATTCGAAAGATTTTCTATATGCGTTGAGAGTGCAGTAAAAGAACTCATACCTGTTCAACAAATATTACAAACCTATATGTCACAATCACAAGAAGGTCAAGATCTTGACTTGAGAGATGCGGAGATAGTTGATTCCGAAGATCCAGAGCTTGTAGAAGATGGTGGTGAAGAAATTACACAAGATCCATTTAACTCAGAATTAAATGAAGAACCTCCTATGGGTGGCGAAGAACCTCCTATGGGTGGTGAAGAACCTCTTATGGGGGGAGAATCTCCGATGGGGGGTGAAGAACCCTCGATGGGAGAAGAACCATCTACGACAGAAGAACCAACAAGTTCTTTTATGAATAATGAATTTAAAACTATAAATACAGCTCATCAGGCGCAACCGAGTATGGGTAATGAACATGGTGAAACCGATGATGTATTTTTCCCAGATGCTGCTGAATCTCGGCAAAAAAACATCATGTATAAATAAATGGAGTTTGAAGATTATTTGAGAGATCCGGCTTGGGCAGGGTTAATAGCTGGATTTATAACTGCAGGCTATATACACTTTAAAGCTAAACTTAATAATGAAGGTAAACTTGAGTTGAGCTCATACACAAAACCAGCTGCACTTGTTGCAATTTTAGTATTTTTTATCGTTTCTAATGGTTTAGGTAAGAAAGAAACTATAAGCTCGGAACCATTTTAATTTATAAACTTAAAGATATTATTAGTATTATATTATATATAACAATGGCGTCAGTTTCTGCATTTAATGAAATGATGGGACAATTTCTTACTGAATTACACAGGACATTTCCAGAAGAAAAGGGTTTGAAAAAGTGTTTATCCGCATTTGATTTAATGAAAGAAACCAACCCGAGATTAGTAGTAGACGGTTTCATGAATGGTGTAACACCATACGCGGAAAAAATTTCATTGAAAGATGACTCATTTTTCATTGAAGAATCTAAGAATTTGGATTTCATGAAAGGTGTTAATTTAGAAAAACATTGGAGTTCGTGTTCAGAGAATACAAAAAACGCTATCTGGCAGTACATACAAACACTTTACATGTTAGGTACGACAATCAAATCGATTCCAGAAGACACGTTATCAATGATTGAAAACGTAGCAAAAGAGTGTGCCGATAAAATGGGTTCAGACGGTGAAAATGGTTTGGATGAAGCCGCTCTTATGAAAACCATGCAGGGCATGTTAGGTGGCATGTTAGGTGGTAAAAAATAAACTCACTATATATAAATGACTTCTTGGTTTGAAGATCCAAAACAACTCATTCGAACAGACAAAGTATTAGAATTCTGGCCTTCGCAAACACTTACTCCAGAAGAACGTGTTAATGCCACTGCGAGATTTATTATTTATGCAACGTGTATTATATATCTTATAAATCGTGATATACGTATATTTGTATTAGGAGGGACAGCGTTAGGTGTTTTATATATAATGGAAAAATCTGATATGATAAAATTAGGGTTAGCTAAGACAGCACACGAACTACCACCACGACCATGTACTAAACCTACTCAGGATAACCCAATGGGTAATGTTTTGATGACAGATTTTGTTGATAGACCAGATAGACCAAGTGCTTGTTATTACCCAACAGTTAAAAAAACATGTGATCAGTATGTTACAAAAGGTATAGAATATGGACCAGCTAGATCTAGGTCATCTTTACCAGAATATCAAAGAAATGCGTGTTCTAGACAATTTGTAAGTACAGCCAATTCTTCTTTAGGAAATGACCCGTATTATCAATTTATACACGGTGAACAGGGACAAAAAACATGTAGACAAGATCCACGTTTATGTGATCCAGACGCGAGAGGGGTTCAACTTGAGGCGTTCGCCGGATTGAATCCAAATGGGGATAGGAGATAATTTCATATTTTAATTATAATTAGTCGATACTCGATTTGCGTAAACAAAATGTTTTGTAATAGTAAATGGCGTACCAACTCCAACCAGGAATTAAATTAGTCACTGATAATGCTGTCCCAACAGTGTGTGCAAATGAAGAAGTATTTATTTATCCTCAGCCCAGTACATTAAACTATGTTTCTTCGAGACCAAATACCATGTTATATGGTACCGCACCATACATGGCAGGTAAAGGTTCACCAGCTCAATATATAGAAACAAGTGATGCTCTTCGTCCACAATCTACATCCCGATTTAATAAAGTTTTAGCGAGAACATACGAACAAAATTTACATCCAATTCAAGATGTATCGTGTAAAGTTCCACTTAGAACTCGAAGTTATGAACCATCCAGTACACGAGCCGAACTTCAAAATGGTTTGTTTCAGCAAAGATACCTTAATAAAAATGTCAGTAAGAAATAAGAATGGCTGATCCAATATCTATAATGGCTATAGCAGGACTTGTCTACGCTGGTCGTAAATTAAGTAAACCAACTGAAACGTATACGTCTGAAGGCGCTCCTATAGAACAGGAAAATGTACAGGAAAATATAGAATTTAATGATAGAAATATTAATATAAACGATACATATTTAGGTGAAGCATCACCATTGGTCGAACAAACAAATTTTCATAAACAAGAAGTATCTTCTTTTGGTGATGTTGCGGCGGCACAGAGATCTTCTGGAGGTGAAGTTTTGGAAATGAGAGATAGGTTCATGTACGACGGTGGTAGAATGAATAATCTTTCACCAATAGAACGCCAAAACGTTGGTCCAGGTTTGGGCGTTGATCCAAATGTTCCATCAGTTGGTGGTCATCAACAACTTTTCCGTGTGAATCCTACTAATGTAGGTGCTTATAAGCTGACTACTTTACCAGGAAGAAGTGGTCCTGCATATGATAGTGGAGGTGGTCGTAGAGGAGTTGCGGGTGAACTTGGTAATAATAGACCGGAAAAAACTTCATTTTTACCACATCGTCTTCCAAACGTTGGTGGACGTTCGCAAGGGTTCTCGGGTTTAACACCAAGAGGCGAACACGAAAAAACTAAAAAAACAACAAATCGTTCTGAAACTGGACTTAGAACTGATACTCTTTCTACAGCCGCACCAAAGAGAGTAGTTTCAGCGTTAACACGTGCAGCAGAACCAACGCGGAACAAGAAGGATGGTAACATAGAAGCGTATCAGTATGCAAATATGCCAGCACCAAATATCAATAAATATTCACACGGGTACTTGAATTCTCCATCGACAAAGATTGGTGAAAGTAGAGTTTATGGTGATTCTTATACAGCCGAGGAACTATTTAAATACGGATTGAGACCATCAGATAGAAGAGGTAAAGCTGGTCGACCTGCGGGTGCTGGTCGAATGAATGTTCGTGCCGACCCATTAAACCAGGGTGGTATGTTAACAGGTGTTCGTTCGGATACATCCCGTATTGATGGTCGGGTAAATTCTGCAGACGGTGCTTGGACACAAAATTACAGACATAACGATTATCACCAATTCAATGCATACAAAGGTAACGAAAATCCAAATTCTTCTCAAAGTGGTTTAGATATAGCTAAAAATCAATTGTCCAAAAACCCATTGGCACATAGTTTTTCTTAAAAATATAATAAAATAAGTAATTCACTCATTAAAATAATGCTCCTATATTTTAATGAGGGTACATACCTTAGACATAGATAGTGGAGAAAGAGATCCCGTTTCTTATTCGAATCCTGCAGACTATGTTGTTAAATTAAAAACACCTGTTTATGAAGTCACAAAAATTTCATTAATATCAGCACGTATTCATAACAGTCAGTTTCTCATACATTCTCGAAATAATCAAATGCAAGTGTTAACAAATGGTGGGAGTACCCAGACTGTAACTATACCCATTGGAAATTATAGCGGTCAAGAACTTGCTGACGCTGTAAAAAATGCATGTACTGTTATAACCGGTGCTACTTTTGATAAAGATACGAATGCAATAACTTTTACAGGCTCAAGTGATTTTACGTTCAAATTCTATTCAGGTACGAATGGGTATAATACAAACGCTATAGGGTATACTACACCACACGATATACTTGGTTTACCAGCATCTGATATTTCATCTAGTGGTTCGACATTGACGACTGGTAGTATTAATTTACAGGGTGCGGATGCTATTATAGTAAAACTGAGTAGCGGGTCTGATGAATTTAATAAGACTATATTTTCGGATACACCTTTTTATACTGGACGAATACTCATGTGTGGAGACGTAATTAACTATTCTGGTGTAGATGATGCCGTCGAACATAATTTTGATAGTGGTGCACAAAAAACAATATCAAGTTTACGTGTTCAATTTTATTATAGTAGTAATAATCGTCTCATACCGTACGATTTTAGAAATGCGAATCATATATTAAAACTTGCTGTAACATGTTCTACAGATAAAATGGAAAATATACCTAGATCTAAACGAGGGGAAAGTTTACCTACACCTATGGAAATCCCCTATGAGTTTAGAGAGGATGTACATAAATGGGATGGTTTTATACCTATATTTATGGTAGTTGCAGTAGGTTTATTTTTACTTTTAATTATAAAGAAACCTAAGCGACCTGAACTTACTTAGTAACAGCGAACACTGGTTGCGCTGGCTTGTTAACCTTGGAAGACAATCTGGAAGTGATCATAAACACAAAGATGGACAAGAGAGTGGTAAACAAAGCGGTAAGTGTGTAGTTCATACCACCGTTCTTGTTAACCTTGATCACTTGGTTAACCAACCATCTGACCAAGTCAACCCACGAAAGGGCGGCGGCGAAGGAAAACCCAGCGACGATAGCGTTGAGAGATTGTGACTCGAGTTCCGAGGCGACGAGCGTGATAGTTTCTTTGGCAGCAGACATTTTTTTATACTATAAATGTAGATTTTATTCTGGGAGAAAGTTTTCCTCGAATAAAATTTTCTTATACTTTTTCGTATTTTTTAAGTACCCTTTCATATTTTTAGGGGGTTTTTCCTTAGAAGAAGAATACCCTGAGGATTCAGATTCGGTTTCAGATTCGGTTTCAGTTTCAGTTTCAGTTTCGGAGTCTGAGCTTTTACCCGAACTATCATCATCACAGTTCGATATTTTAAAATACCCAATATTCTTGTCAAATCCTTCTAAATCAGAAGTCTCCATTACTATCTATAGCATTTTTTAACATCTGTTCTGTTGGATTTTTCGGCACCCACGTATCCCAATTATCGTATGCCATGTTCATTTTAACGAATTTGTATTCTCGTCCAGAATACCTTTCGAATTCAATATCGTCTTCGTTTACTATATTCAATTCATCTTCTTCACTATCTGATTCATCGTAAATTTCTGGAAAATATGAACCCGTTTTCTTACCAACTTCGTTCATTGCACAATACTTCATAGCGTATTCCATATCTTTAGAAAGTATAGTATCGCGACCACACGCTTTTGCGTATTCTGCTGCAAAAACAACGGCCTGTTCCATTACGGGTTGTATAACATCTAGAGCCGTTTGTTGAAACTGTTCAGTGAGTTGTGTTGTAGCGTCTTTTTCTTGTTGATTCATTGTATTAAAATAATGTTTTAGCAATACCGTTCTCCACTCGGAGTATATTATAACTATGCGCCAAAACTCTAAGTTCTCTTTGTGCTGTATGATCAGGTATTACTTTAAGTTTTAATATTTGATCTTTAATCATACTAAAATTTTTCTGACCTGTTGGGTACCAACGTTCAGGTTCGAGTGCAAAACTGTATGAATAATACCTTCTAAAAAGTTGTGTTCGTGAATGATGTATACCACTTTGTATAGCGCGTAAATTTATAACATTACCTGTTTTTTCGTTTAAAATTGTATTATCATCGAGTATTAGTTCTAAACTTTTTAAATGTTCATAATTAATATATTCTCCGTCATACAATTGAAACTGAGAATCGTAATCAAAATTGGTAACAAAGTGACCATCAACAACCTTTCTAAGTCTTTGAATTATAAAAAATAATTCTTTTACAGGATTTTTAAATTCAAGTTTATGCTTAACATCAACTATAGAATCTATATTAGGATCTTGTGGTATTACTTGTTTACTTTCTTGTATTTGCGTAATAATATAATCTTTACTGGTATTTATGAACTGTTCTTTTTCCTGTTCATTTAGAGAAATCATTTCTATATTTATTTTTGTATTTTGTATGAGTCCCTTTGTTGTTACATAGTCTCCTAAGTAAACTACATTAGTATCATCAGCTGGAGTGCTAGAATGGTGGCCAAATACACAATCACCACGTTTTCTAAGTTTAATAACAATTTCAATTTCCTGTTTTTTTATTGCACAAATGGGAATAGCAAGTTCGGGGTTATTGTGGAAATAAAAGGGTATATCAACGAAAAATTTCTGTTTTTGTGTTGCAAATCCTAAATACCCAGAAATTATGTTATCGCATACAGGTGAACCTGAAAGTTCTTTG